TTTCTACTAACGGAGCAATTGGTTTTAGGATCATGACTCTCCAGATTCTTCTTTCTTATTTATTTGTTTAAGCATTTTCTGTAGGTCTGCTGTGCTACCTACAAATAGATTGTTCGTGGTGTTGTTAGTCTCTCGCTTGGTGGGTGCCTCAAGGTTCTTCATCTTCTGTTGAAGATCTAGAAGTTTATCGGTGGCGTCTGCTACCTGCTTCATGGCGTTCACAGCGACTTCATACGCTCTAGGGTGTCCAGACTCCTGTGCCACTTCTAAGGCACCGTTAAGCGCCTCTGTGCCCTTGTCTATGAGTGAGTACAAAGACCCACGGGTAAACTCGTAATCCTTTGTCTGGTCGTCCTTGTCTGCCTCTCTGGGAGGTTTTGGTTTTGATGGTTCAATATCTGTAGATTCAACTTCGATATCAAAGATATCTTCCATGTTCTTTTCAAATTCGTTCATAGTAGTTCAATCCCTTCATTAAATCCAAAATCGTCGGTAGAAATAATCAGTTCATCGTCAGCAGCATTGATGACACCATCGGCATTCTTATCTTCCAATGCCTTAGGTGAATAACTGTAAGCAGCAGTTCTTCTGCTAGCAGCAAGGTCTCCAACTGATTCGTAAATAGTTGCTTTACGAATGATACCTGTGTTGGTGTAAGGACCGTAGATATATGATTTGGCAGTAAAGTTTAACGACCACACAATGCTTCTACGATCTAAGAAACTATCATCCCAATCATCTTCATAGTTAATATTGTTCAGCACAATAGCAATATCTTTTTTCTCTTCCATGTCAGTGATCATGTTAAGAGTGATATTAAAGTTAGGTTGAAAGAATGGTAAAATCTGCTCAAGAATCTGTAGACCGTCATCTTGAGACTTACCGATGATACCTAGTTCAAATGACATGTCATATGGAACTGGAACATACTGAGTTCTAACTTCCGATCCATCATCAGCAATAGTAGTTCTGTATTTTTGTACAGGACTTGTCTTACGAGCAGGATCATATGTGATACCAGTCATCTCGAAATAGAGACGTGGTAGTGTAATAGCAACTTTTCTGTCTACATCTGGATTCTGTTCTAGACGTGTCAAGAACTTTTGCTTAGGTCCATAAGCAAGGGGAACTTTTTCAACCTCCAACACATCACCTGTGTTGGGATCTACTTTCTTAAGTTCGATGTTGTTGAATAGTGTACCGAAACCAATTACCGTTTTACGGATAGCTTCGTTATAGAAGTGTGCCCCAAGCATTAGAATGAATCCATAAAGTTACCATACTCACCGAAGGGATTAACTTCACCCCAATCGATTAATTCGTCAGCCTCTTGTTCGATCTCATAATTTTGATCGTAGCTGCTGTTGGTATTATTTAGAGTGTTATAAGACTCAGGACTCCACTTGGCACCTGAAGTTAGACCAGTTACTACTTCAGCAGTAGTAAACGTTCCTGTTCTGTTGATAACTTCGAGTGCTCTAGTGGCACTATCCCAGGACTTGACTTCCGCTCTATTGTCCTTAGGCGAATAATCGATGGTGACCGTAGGTTCTGATGTATACCCAACCCCGCCGTCAGTGATAACAACACCAGTAACAAGACCCGTCGCGCTAACTGTGGCAGTTCCTGTAGCATCTGTAGTTGCTCCTCCTCCAGAGAATGTAACTGTTGGTGGCAGTGCTTGATTGTAGTATAGACCTGTGTCTGTCATAACTACATTATCTACAGCGTCTCCACTAATACTTGCTGTTGCCTTAGCAAGGAATTCATCTCCGACAATTTCCTCACCAACTTGGAAGTTCCCCGTACCACCAGGGTCCATAAAGAGTCTGATAGAACTGGAGAACTTAGTTTCAATCTCGTCGATCTCGGCAACACCAGTATCAATGAGATCACTGCCAACCTCATAGATCTCGGCAGTCATTGTATAGAACTGTAGTTTGCCCATCTGATAGAAGGGTTGCTCTCGTTCTACAAACTTGATCTCGTATAAGTCTTGAGTTAATGGGAAGTATAAAAGATCACCCTCATTAGGTCTACCATCTACAGTGAGATCATATGACGCTGCTTCTTCATCCCAACGTCTTGTAGACACTCGGAACTTGACTTCATCTGTAATACGTAGACCAAACTTACTAATGAATTCTGATGTCTCTCCAAATCCAGTTACATTTTCCAGAAGCATTTCAATTTGAAACTGTGACTGATACTTTGAATAGATAATATCATCTAAAGTATTGTCTTTCAGGATTGTCCTAGGCATGTAATAGATATCTGATCCAAACAGTTTAATCTGTTCGTCAACCAGATCCTGTACGAGGTTTTGCTCGCCAGAATAACCGCCGTAGTAAGTGGGAAAGTAAGGTGATGTTGGCATCTTATCCGATCATGTCCATTGGTGGGAGGGAATACTTGGTCAGCATTTCTGCTTCAAGTGCTTGAACTTCTCTGTTACCATCTTCCCAAATCTGACGACCGTTGAGAGTAATGCCACCAGGAAGTTGTACGTTATTAAATTTGATTAGGTTTGCTCCCCACTGTCTCTTCATTAAGGCAGTAGCATACCTCTTGAGGAATGAGTCATTATATACTTGAGTAAATGTTTCTGGATTTACAGCACCCCAACAATCAATTAACAACCAGTTTCCTTCTTTTAATCTGCTGGTGTCAATATCAATATATAATCTATCTTGTCTCTTTGTAAATCTATATTGTACTAGAGAACCTGTATTAATAACTTGATCTAGAGTTTCAAAATATTGCTTGACCATGTAGAAATTAGTCAGGTCAAAATTCCCCATCTTGAATCCATTCGAGAAGGAGAACATATCCATTAAGAAAAACTGATTGGTCATACCAAACAGTTCGTTACGTACAAAGTTTGACGACACTCCAAACACTTTACTGATACCCATCACATGCTCTGGGATCTCTAGGAAGTTCTTTCTATGTTCCCATCCAGTGGCATCTGGAGCTACAGTTTGAGTTACTTCGTTCTCTGTAGTAAATCTAGTGATATCTAAATCAGTGATATTGTGCTTGAGATACATTTGCTCAAGACCATCAAAATGATGTTCATGATAAAACTGGATAGCATCATCAATGATGTCATCTACTTGTTCGTCAGCAATGTTGATCTGCAGTACAGGAGCACCCAACTGACGTTTACAGTAATCAATTAGTTCCTGCTTAGTGCTTGGCGCTGCCATGTATCTTACACAAAAAGTCCCTACTTCTATTTAGGAAGCAGGGACTTAGGATTATTCTGCTGCTGATTCTTCAGCAGGTTCTTCTTCTTTAGGATTGAGAAGATCTAGAGTTTCCAAACCACCAGCTAGTTTGAGTTTATACTCCCTTGCTTTGCTAAGGTTTGCTTCTAGTTCAGCAATTTGCTTATCTGTGCTAGCAAGTTGCTCCTCGAAATTTTTTCTAAGTTGTTCAGTGTCCATGATAATCAGGTAAGATTACGATACGATATTATTTATAGAATCTCCCTCGCCCCACATACCACAAGGGAATACATTAAAAGCAATAGAATATCTATTGTTTTTTGATGTGTTTGTAGTTATTTGATGTGATAAATGACTTGGGAAAAAGATTAATAAGTTCTCTTCTGCTGGAATTGCCCAGTTTGACGAATTCCACAGATTATACTCTGTGGGTTCGTGGTAGAAAAATCTATATCCATCATTGAATAAAATATTGCTACCGTCTTCTGGATAAAAAACTCCACTCAACCAACTGTTCTTATGTGAATGTGATTCTCCACTATGACCAGAAGGAGTTAGTGATGCCCAAGAACTAGTAATTTTAAATTGTAAATCCTGATACATTAATACATCTTTAATGTAAGATGACAAATGTTCTACAATATTACTTTGTAACTCTGGAAAATTTTCTAAAATATTTTTAGATTTAGATATCCTAGAGTGTATGTTTGTCTGACTATTTTGAGAATCTAAGGTTTCAATATACTCAGTCTCTTTTAACTTCTCAAGAATCAAATTTGTATTTAAATTTAATTTAGATAATGTAAGAGGACTAGAGAACAATGGCAAAATATCAAATCTCATTCTGTGTCAGTATCAAGTAATTTATCAAGTTCTACAGTTGACCCAACAACTCTAACAACAGGCAAACCATCGGGAGTTGTCAAGTCATCAACAGTATACCCTACTTTAGCATCGGACCTATTAATCAACTGTATCATTCTACATCTATCAATGTCTTCTTTCTTGGGGGTAGATAAGCGAAGATCTTCTCTCATCTTAATAACCCAATCAGAACTAACACCAGGACCAAATGGTTCTTCGTTGTTAATGTGATTAAGTAGATCACTTAAAACTTGTTTTTGATCTTCATTCAATGAAGCAATATATGTTAAATCCATTTTACTTTGTATAGCGAACAATTACAACACCAGGACCACCAGAGCCACCAATGATAGAAGAGCTACTACCATTGTAGCCTGCTCCACCACCGCCGCCACCAGTGTTTACTTGACCGTTTTCAGCACCTTCTCCATTGTTTGTACCATAATCAGAAGGCAGTAAAGTATTTCTACCACCCTGTCCACCTCCACCTACACCACCTTCACCTCTAATACGACCTGTGCCACGGACTCCTCCGCCACCTCCACCAGCATATGCTTTTAGAGTGCCTTCAATTTCCATATAACATCCAGCACCGCCAGGACCACCAATGTCTCTAGGTGCTCCGCCGTTAGTGCCACAGAAACCACAACCGCCGCCGCCAGCACCATCGTCACCATCTCCCCAACTTCCGCCTGGCCAACCTTGAATACCTCTTCTTACAAAACCGTTATTATTTCCACCTGTGTTGGCTGTGTGGGATCCCAAGACACCAGCACCAGGAGCATAAGCATCATTACTAGCTGCTCTAGGTGGAGTCTGTAGAGTTTCGATGTAACCGAAAGCATTACCTACAGCAGAACCACCCCTTCTAGATTTATTAGCACCTCCACCACCACATCCACCAGACCCAGAAAAACCAGGACCACTAGCTCCACCATGTGCTTCACCACCGCCGCCACCTACAGCTTCGTAAATGATATCGCCACCAACAAATGTAGTTGGTTGACCTGCTCTTCCTTCTTGATCAGGTTGGTTCCATCCTTTACCACCAAGACCACCAGAACCAATAGTAATTTGGTACGTACCAACTGGAAGTTGGAGATTTCTCTTATACAATGTGCCACCAGCGCCGCCCCCGCCGCCGATAACACCACCACCACCACCGCCACCACCAATAATCAAAAGATCAATGCCTTTATCACTAGAAGCATTGTTGATTGTTAGTGTTCCATTACCAGTAAATTTAATCACTCTCTCCCCAGCAAGATCTCCACCAAGATCAGTAGTAGTTACATCACCAGTAGCGGAAATATCATATGAGGTAGATCCAATAGAAATCCATTCAGATCCATCATAAATTTGAATCTTTCCCTCTTGCTGATTAAAAATCATATGACCTGGAGGTGCTCCAGTAGGTCTTGATGAATTAGTATGAATCGGTAAGTTTAACTCCGATCCTACAACAGCTTCACCAACATTTAAATTAGACATGTTTATCGGGCGGTAGTGTCTCTAAGTATTTATCTTCGATTGGAAGCATCAAAGGCATGTTCAATGAATGGTCCATCTCTTCTTACATAATGAAAAAAGATTTGATGGTAGTAAGATTTGTGATTTCCTTTCATTGGTTCACGCCAATGTTCACGCTCACATCCTTTATATATGACAGCATCTCCAGGATTTGTTACCAGAGGAACTTTGTCTCCATCTGGTGTATCAAACCATATTGGCCACTGATAATCCAAATTATTAGAACAATGTAAAGAAACACTGACTTCACATGATGGTCTATCTTTATGTGGGGTTAGTTCTTGATTCTTGAAATAAAACCTATCGTAGTAATACGTAGGATATAAAATTTCGTTAATTACTTCTTGTACTCTGTTTTTTACTTCGTAAAAAACTTCTTTATAATGGGGGTGGTTATACCTAGAAATACTTCCAGGAACCTGTCTCTCACTTTTATCCATTACTACATGTCCAGGAGACCTATATGTATACTGACCTCTTTCCCACGGAATAGGCTGGAAAAGATATATAGGATCTATCATTTTGGGAACCAAAATAACAGACCAATCATCCCACTTTCTCATATTACCTCCATTGGGGACCAACTACCCAACCAACCAGAGAACGCCTTTCCCCAGTTAAAACTTTCTTTGCTCTGTGTGGCAATCGACTATCAAAAACAATTACAGTTCCTTTTTTCTTTGGAGCAAAAAATGTTTTCTTTTGATCTTCCATAAATTGAACTTCACCACCAGTGTAATCTTCGTGGGAAGACAATTGTACCGTAATAGAAAGTTTTCTAATTTTTTGTGTGCTTCCAACTATAAAATCTTCTTGTGGATCTGGAAGAGGTGTGTAAGCATTACCTACTCCATCATCTTTATGCCAATGATAATAATTATCGGTTTGATATCTGGTGTATTGAATAGATCCTCCATCAAATCCATCTATGTCATACCTAAAGTTATTTTTATTTGCCAAAGTAATGTAATGCCACATCAATCCACAGACCCAATGAGTATCTGGAATCCATAGATTAGAACTATCTCTCATTTTATAGTCAGGACCTGACTTAGTTTGAGATTCTATAAACTCGTCGTTATTGGCGAGATTCTCTAAATCTCTAGATAAACAATCAACAACATCATCGGGAATGCTGGTGTGATACCAAATAGCTTCGTATGCCATAATAATTTAAACAACCTCACTGTTATATTTATTTGCTAAAAATTGGTTCAATGTTGGGGATATGTATGCTGCCTGTTGCCATAAACTTTTTCTTTTACTGAACATAGTATATGCCCTATCAGCAATTTCTTTGTAATTTTTGCCGTGATAATACTCCCATGATAATAATGTTTGGTCATTAATTATACTATAGTTCATTCCCATAGCGATGTAGGGAGTACCACTATTCAACATAAATTCTTCATTGTATAACTTTGCTTGAGCAAGATTCCTGAAGTCAGATTGTAATTGTGGGATTAAATTAATCTCATCTCTCTCCACACTTTTCTCAGTTACATATCTCCAATATTCCGAATCATTTCTAGTACTTAGTTTATAATGAAGAGATACAAAAGTAGCAAAGACATCAAACATATCTCTGGTGACTAGATTGTATGTGTCTCTATCAAACTGATTGATTGATTCTTTGGACAAAGACTTGACTAGTTTAAGCAAGAATTCATGAACAGTAAACAAACCATTACTTTCTAGTGGTTCAATAAATCCTGCCGACAAACCAATGGCAACTACATTCTTAACCCAAGTTCTCTTATGAATACCAATTCTCATAGAGATGTCTTTGAATTCTAAATCATCTCTACCTAAGTATTCTTTAAACTCTTCTAAAGCATCTTCCTTAGTTGTAAATTTATCACTATAAACATAACCTGTACCAATTCTACTCCATAGTGGAATATTCCATACCCAACCATTAGATAAAGCAGTTGAGTTTGTGAATGGTTCTAGTTGTTTATCCTTGTCTGTGTATGGAAGTTTAGTTGCCCATGCTTTGTTATTGGGTAGAATATCTTCGTAAGAAACAAATTCTTCATTTAATGCTTGCTGTAAGAGAATACTTTTAAATCCAGTACAATCTACAAATAGATCTGATGTGTGAATAGAACCATCGTCCAGAATTAACTTTTCTATACCATCATCGTTTGTAATTACATTCTCAACATTTTTGTTAATTAGAGTGACACCTCTGGGGAGACAATAATTATTCTTCAACCACTGTCCAAATTTTACAGCATCAAAATGGTAGGCAGTATCTTTTTTGAAATTGAAATTATCAAACTCTCCTCTAGCGTTTAAAGAAATTTTATTATTTTCTGCCAAAGTAGTGGCAGGATTATAGCATCGAGCAAAATCGATATTTGGTACAGCTGGATAGAATAATTTAATCAATCCCCAATCATTGTAACCGAGCTCAGTATCTTTTAAATATGGAGCACCAAATGGATAATGAAATCCACCATCATTTTGTTTATAAAAATTTGTGAACTTAATGCTCAACTTATAAGAAGCATCACACTCTTTCATAAACTCATCATCATTGATACCAAGAGCATACAACCAATGATTGATCTGACCTAATGTGCTTTCACCAACACCAACAATAGGAATATCAGGACTTTCAATTACCGTAATTTTTCGGTTGGGGAAAAACCTACACAAAGTAGCGGCGGTCATCCATCCAGCACTACCACCACCAACAACTGTTATGCTATTAATAATCTTGCTCATGGTTTATACACTTTAATATTACAGGAAATGGTAACACGTTCTTTGTCTGATTTTCCTACAGTAGGAACTTCATGTTTAACATGTCCAGGGAAAATCATATAGTCATCTTCTTCAGTTTCGATAGACCACACATCTTGGAAATAACTAAAAAATGGATCTTTGTGATCAATAGAATTATAAAGATCTTTTTGTAACCAACGTGTTTGATCTGCCGCTGAATATGGATTATTAAAATATGTCGATGGATGATTTAGTTTATCGTACTGTAAGAACAAGACGGAACTAAAAGAGTCTTGTCCATGTCCATGACTAGTAAGAAAATAACCTTCTGTAGATACAGTATAGTTTGTAATCTGAAAAAAATAATTTACGTCGGATGTAAATCTACAATGAGAAAAGAATTCTCTAATTCTAGAATCTATTATTTTAGTAAGACCAGATTCTTCATAACTAATCGAAGTAAATCTTTTATCATCTTCATCATTATTTGAGTGGTGCCACACACTTTTCATAGTAGTGGGCATCACCTTATCCCAAGTGTTTCTCTTTGGATCAACTTTAAAGTTGTCCAACATTTCATTGAGAATTAATTTTTTATTATAATCAGATTCTGTAATCTTTGTTTTCCATACAGGTATCGAAAACACATTATGTAGTTCACTCATAGTTGAAAATAATATTTGATCTAAATTCTTTATCAGTACAAGTTGTACTACAGTGAGGTTTTGCTGGATTAAAAAATAATGCTCGATTAGCAATAGATCTAATACCTATAGCACTATCTTCCGATTCTCTCAATAACGTTTGTCCGTCATTAGTATTTAGATATAATATACAACCCTTATGATCGTCTGGTTCATCAACATGCCAGTCGTGGCGTACAATCTCGTGGGTTTTTGGATACAAATTAAATTGAATTCTTTTGATTTTATTTGGTGATAACTTATCTAGAATTGGAACTATATGCTTGTAAAAATCACTGTTAACCCCATCATTCTGCCAAAAACAATGTGTAAAATAAATCCCATCGTTAGTCCAAGAAGCAGCGACGCGCTGCTTTAGAAACAATGGGAAATATACATTATTGAGGGTATTTGTTACAAGATCACCAAAATCTTCTTCACTTAGAAAATTTTCAATTACATCATAAAACATTAATTACCTCATACAGAGTGTCTAACAACAACGATACCAGGAGCTCCAGCACCACCTTGTCCAGTGCCACCTCCATTATACCATCCGCCGCCGCCTCCGCCGCCAGTGTTAGTAAGAGCAGGTTCGCCAAAACCTAGACCCCCACCACCAGCAAACTGAGAAGATCTTCCAGCACCACGACCACCGCCACCAGGAGCTTGTGGGGTGGCAATAGGAGCGTTAGCATAGTTTTCGTGAGTTCCGCCGCCGCCCCCGCCGCCGACAGTCAGACCCATAAGCGTTATACCATCACCACCGACTCTTCCGTTTCTTGAGTTATTGGGATTAGCACCACCGCCGCCTCCACCAGTGTGGGTGCCACTGTGGGTGCCAGAAGTTAAGTTGCCACCATTATATCCTGGGTTTCCATAAGTTTGTCCTCCACCAGGAGCAACTCCTTTGGTAGCACTTCCAGCTTGAGCATCTGGTCCAGGACCAGTTCCACCACCACCAGAACCACCTGGAGTTCCTTGCTCATTAGCTTGTCCAGACCAAGAACCGCCAGGACCGCCACCGTATGCTTCATGAGTTCCAAAAATACTTGGTCCTGCTTGAACTCCTTTGGGTGAAGGATAACCCGCTAGTGGGCAGATAGCACCAGCACCGACTTCAACAGCATACGAACCAGTAGAAATAGGATAAGCAGAGTGGTAGCAAACGCCACCTCCTCCTCCACCACCACCAATGGTTCCACCAGCGCCACCTCCAGCAACAACAAGAACTTCAGCGGTAGCACCTGAGGCAGCACCATCAACTGAGAAATCAAATTGTCCTACTTGAGAAAATGTATGAACTTTGTATCCACCTGAAAAAGTAATTTCTCCTCCAGTAGCAGAAATCAAACCACTTCCACTAGTGCCAGCAGAGATCCATTGACTACCATCAGAAACTTGAATAGTTCCTGTGGTGTTATCAAAGATTGTTCTACCAGCAGAATGAGCAGGTCTATTATCAGGGCTTGAATTATAAGCGGGAAGAGTCAATCCTGTTGATAAAGTAATAGTCCCTACATTAAGAGTTGACATAGCAGTAAAGTCGTAGTTATCCTGTTGTTATATTTATTTATCAGACGATAGACCAGTTACCTAGAACATCAATTGTTACTCCTTGTGGAATCGTAATTGGACCAGCAGAAGTGGCGTTGGTGTTTGCTGGGATTACTACATCTTCAGCAATTGTATTTGGGTTAGTCTTAATAATTCCCAGTGTATCAATCCACTGAGCAGCATCGTTTACATATAAGATACCAGTCATTCCTAGGTGACCATCATTAGCGCCACCACCGACTTGTAAATCATACGTTGGATTGCCAGTAAAACCGTTGACAGTAACATCTGGATTAATCCAAACTTTAGATGCTCTGTAAATATCAAGCTCGTTATCTGCTTCAGTCCAACGTGAAGTAACAAACTCAGCGTTGTTCTGATAGACAAGTCCATTGATATTCAAGTCACCTTGAATGTTCAAGCTGTAGTATCTTTGTGTGCTGTCTTCTGGATCAACACCGCCAAATTGATCAGTGTTAATAGCAACTCTGTTGTAAGAACCTTGAACAGCAAGTGCTGGTGTACCTTTCCAAACAAGACTGCCTTGGGTAGAATCATTAGCAGTGATTTCAAATACATCACTAGTTGTCAACTGATTACCAATTCTGAAGTTAGAAATTTGTGATTGGGCAGCAGTTATTGTTGTAAGTTCTTCTCCAGTGGCACCTCCAAATACGATAGTAGCACCAGCATTAGTATTGGCATAACCAACGGTGTAGGATGTTTTAGTTCTGACATTACCATTGACATCTAATTCGTAGGCATCAGCGGCAGTCATTTGAACACCTAAGTTGCCATTGCCAGTGATGGTTAAAGCATCAGTAAAGGCACCAGTGCTGAATCTGAATGCTGGTGTAGTAGTAAGACCAGTATATATTTGTTTAAAGATTACATCACCGACACTATTATCATATCTTAGTTCAAAACCTTCAGTAGAAGCGTCATTGTTTTCTCCCAGCAGCTGAATTACTGAGTCATACTGTGTCCCACTAACTTGTTGACCATAGATTTTCAATAGAGCATCTTGAGCACCAGATTCGGTAATCAGTAGTTTAGTGGCAACCTCGGAAGCAGTAGTGCCAATACAAACAGCATTGTCTGTAGCATCTACATG